GCGTGTGCGACACCGGGGTCTGCCGACTGGAACCAGCGACTGCGCGGCGATGCCATCGTCCTGCTCGGCGAAGTCCACGACAACGCGAATCAGCATCGGCTCAGGCTGGCGACATTGCAACGCGCGTTCGTCGCCGGATGGCGACCGGCGATCGCGATGGAGCAGTTCGACATCAATATGTCGGACTTCGACAGCATCATCATGAATCAGTATCAATTGGTCGCAGCCATCTCTCGTGTCCCTGCCACCAAGCTCCTTGGCACATCGCCGAAAGGTTTCAACGCCACTGGCGAGTTCGAAATGCGCTCGTATCATGAGGAGCTTGAGAGCATCCAAGAGCACATAATGATGCCGCTGTTGCAGCGACACTATGACATAATGATGCGTCACCTTGGCCTCGCGACGCAAGTGGAAGTCGTTTGCAACGAAGTTGACTCGATGACGGCGAAGGAGCGCGCTGAGCTCAACGACCTGAAGGCGAAGACGGCCGAAACGCTCATCAACAACGGAACAATTTCGCCTGACGAAGATCGCAAGCGCATTCGTGAGGACGACAAGAGCGGTTACAATCAATTGACGGATGCGGACGCCGAGACCAAGCCTGGACTATCTCCCGAAAATCTTGCCGAATTCCAGAAGGCCGGCGCGCAGCAAGAGAAAGGAAACGCTGCGGAATTGACGGCCGGAGAGAAGACGGGCGAACAGACCGCGCCCGTCACAGAAGACCCTGAAGAGGACACGCTAGTTGGAGGCCAGACGGCCCCGCGATCGACGCTGCAAGCGTTGATCCCAGCCATCTTGCACGGGCTCGTAAAAAGCAATGCGCAAAGCCAACCGGTCGATCCGATTCAGGCTGCGCTTCTTCTGCTACTCCATAGTATAATCGGCAAGAAAGATCAAGAGGCTTTGGAGCACGTCGATCCTCCGATCAGAGGCACGGCGCCTGGGACGCGCGGCATCAATCCATCAGTCGGTGGGATTCACAATGTTGTCGGAAAGGTTCACGACTGGAATCCGTCAAAGCTTCCCAAGCTTCGCGTTGGCGGCTTGAATCTCGTCATTGAAAACCCACGCGGCACGATTCGCAAGGGGATGGATATGGACGGCAAGGAATGGCGAGTCAAGATGCCGCACCATTATGGATTCATCAAAGGATACGATGGCGCAGACGGCGATGAGGTAGACTGCTTCGTTGGCCCAAATCCGAGATCGAGCAGCGTATTCGTAGTGAGCCAAAACGATTCACAAGGCGAATTCGACGAATACAAGTGCATGCTAGGATTCGACACGGAAGAAGAGGCAAAAAAGGCGTACGATGAATCGTTCACACGCGATTGGGACGGCTTTGGATCGATCCAGAGTATGTCCATGGACGACTTCAAGAATTGGCTCGACGCTGGAGAGGCGGCGCGTGCCGCTGAACAAGTGAAGTGAATATGATCACCAAATATATAGCAGTCGTCATTGTGGCCGTCGCATCATTTTCTGCCCATGCCGAATCAGGACTGTGCGATTACGTCTCGAAGACGGCCGACATGGCCATTCGAGATCGGAACGCGGGTGTGCCGTTGGCCACGGAATTGAATCGGTTCGCGCTGTATGACGGCGGAATGCTTCGCCTGCCCATGGACATCGTTCAAATGGATCAGGAAGTGATCCGAAAAGTCTATCGGCAAGAGTCCGACGACGTAACGATCAAGCGAGACGTTCTCCAGTCTTGCATGGAGGCGTGAAGTGCCACTCTCCAAAGGAACCGGAAAAGAGGCGTTCAGCAAGAACGTCGAGACCGAAATGGCGGCAGGGAAGCCTCAAAAGCAGGCCGTCGCCATCGCTTATTCAAAGCAAAGGAAGAATCGAATGAACAAGGATACCGCAAAGCAAGCGATGAACTTGATCCATGCGCTCGACAAGGCCTTGGATGCATGGAATGAATCATCGCACAAGCGCGCCGCCAACGGCCAATTTGGCTCCGGTGGCGGCAGCGGCAATTCAGCGGCCAATACTGGAAAGCAGCCAGATCACTCCTATGTGTCGCCGACAAAGGAGCACAAAAAGGCCATTGAATCGATGTTCACCAAGAATTATCAGAAAGCTCAGAATTCTTCTGGTGAAGGAAATGCTTGGCACCGCGCAGTATCGATGACTGTGAGCCAACTTCGCAAAGCGAATCCTGAGCTCAAAGAAGAGCATGCATATCGGCAAGTAAAAGAGACTGTTTCTGACGAGTAATGGCCTTCCAAGCATCCAAGAAACGCGAACGTCGCGCCCGCCAACCGCTCGCGCTCGGAAAGCCGATTGGTCCGAGCGCGGCCGTTCGCGTTTGGGCGGAGTCGCAGGTCAACAACGTCGTTGCCGCGATGCTGGAGGATTATCGCGCTGAGATCAAGAAGGCGCTGGAGAATCCGGAAGTTCAAGAGCACTTCAGCGCAGACGCGGCCGCAACTTCCGTATTCCAGGCCGTGCTGAGACGGCTGCAGCGCAAGTGGGGAGAAGTGTTTCGAGGATTCAGCGCAAAGTACTCGGAGGAGTTTGTAGAGAAGGTCGACGAACACGCCAAGTCATCCACCTGGTATAGCCTGTCAGCCGCTGGCGTGACGCAGCCCAGATCGACTTACAGCGCGAACGTCGCCAACACGATTCAAGCCGCGAAAGACTTGAACTTTACGTTGGTGACGCGCGTACAGGAAGAAGTACACGAGAAAATCTACACAGCGGTGATGCTTTCGCTCACTTCTCCGAATCCGGAGGAGCAAGGTGCATCCGGCATTCAGAATGCACTGAAAGAAGTCGGCATCACAGCGAAAAAACGCGTTGAGCTCATCACGCGAGACCAGACCAGCAAGATGTACTCCTCTTTGGCTAGCGAACGGCTTCGCCAAAATGGATGCACACATTTCAAATGGCTCCACTCCAGCGCCGGAAAGACGCCGCGAGAAAGCCATTTAGAAAAGGATGGTGAGATTTTTGAAATCGACGATCCGCGCTTATGGGAAGGCCCGAAAGGTGACCAAGGGCCTCCTGGATGGGCGATCAACTGTCGGTGCAGAATGATGCCTGTATTCGGCTATGCCGATGAGGATGAAGAATAAATGGGAATGAAAGAGACCAACGGGGCCAATCAACCATTATGGAGCATCAAATTGGAACAAGCCAACTCCGTTGCCAGCACAAAGGTCGATGTAATCCGTGAACGGCTAATCGAGGCCATCGAATTCATCGAGGAACTTCCATTCATGAGGCCGCAGTGGTGGTCACTGGACATTGCGCTCATTCTACTGTTCGTGTGTTTTTGATGTGCGAGTTGGGGGAATTGAGTCAATTGCGGTACTTTCTATTCTCCCTATCTCTCTTCTCTTCCTTCTCCTATTTAGAGTTGTAAATAATAGTCAACTACAACTTTCGGTGTTAGAAGTCTTGCGCGGCAAGCCGCACGCTCGGTGGGTTTGAAGTTGGCGCGGCAAAGACATAGGCCCAAACCGCAATTGGACCACGGTGAGTGAATTCGTACACATAACAAACACACAATACACGCGAAGCACATTTACATCACCGAATCCAGGAATGCCCCAAAGCGCTCGCCAACAAGATCAGAATGGATACCTCCTAATCAGAGGCTGTCCGATTTCGACTTTCGGCATTTTTCAATACAGCGCTGCACAAGTAGGGTTGCCAGGCGATCCAAACCGGATCGTCAACGTATATCGTCCGGAAGCGGCAGTAAGCGATCCTGAGTATGTGAATTCATTCCAAGTCGTGCCGTTGATAAACGACCACGAAATGTTGAGTGGATTCCAAGGCGATGAGAGCGCGACGGCCCCGGAAGAATACGGAATCGACGGCGTTCTTTACGACGTTGGCTACAAGCAGCCTTGGACTCGCGGTGATCTGAAGATTTTCTCGCGTTCGATGCAAGCCGATTTGAACGCTGGCAAAAAGGACTTGTCGCTTGGATACACATGCGACTTCGTTTTGGAATCGGGCACGTTCGATGGTCAGGATTATGAAGTGATCCAGACCAATATGCGCGGCAACCACATCGCGCTCGTTGATATCGGCAGAGTGCCCGGTGCGAAGGTCTTGGACGGAAAGCGTCTTTGCTTTGATAGTCTGAGTTTCTCCACATTTTCTACCAACGGAGGGGCAATCATGCCTAAACCTCGCAGGGCGCTGGACAGCACCGTCGTCCAGCAATTGCAAGCCCAGCTGAAGGCACTGTTGCCCACCTTCGAACAGTTTCTGAGTGAGGAGGCCAGCGAGCCTGCCCATCAGGGCGGCGAGGGTGGTGCTGGTGCCGAAGCTGGTGCAGCAAACGCCGCAGCCAGCGGTGAAGAGCAATCGGCCGTGAATGCAGGCGGCGAAGAAGGATCGAATGAAACAGGCATCGCCGCCGATCCGAACGCTGCTGAGGCAGGCGGCGAGATGAACGAAGGCGAAGAGGACGGCGAAAACGAAGCCGCCCTGATGGATGCTCTCAAGCAGGTGCAAGATATCTGCGCGAAACTGATG